TCGCGTCGGGCAAAGGAGGGGAAGGAGCCAACTTTCATTTTAACCCATACCTTATTTCTTTGAGAATCTCTTCTGCTTGCAGTCTTAGGTCTATTGCTTTCCTGTGTAGCTCTACAGACAGATTGACGATTGCTAGTGCTCGTTGCTCTAGCGCACTTGTTGACTGTGCTTGCTCGATGATGTCTTGTGCTGCGCTCATGGCTGCTGCTTCGTTTAGATTCATGCGACCCTCAAATTAAACGGATTATTAAAGAAACTGATGTCTACGCCTTCTTCCTGCTTAGGTTTCGATAAGACAGGCTTGAACTTCTTCTTCGGCCTGGATACCTTCTTGGCCTCGTATTCGTCCTTTACCCATTCCCAGACACGTTCCTTGGTAAACGGGTCAAACCTAAAGGATGTCTTTATACAACCTTTTTTTAACAGAGCGTTTAGGGAATTCACAGTTGTCTGCTTGTCGATCTTTGTTTGTAGCCTCACTGACTTTAAATCAGCAGGTGTCTTACGCTTTTTCAGGTAAGCAAGAATCTTCTTTTGCTCGTCAGTCATCCTATCCTCGCTATCTCTCTTTCCAAGTACCAAATAGCCTTCTTTAGATCTTCAACCTCTTTACCTTTAAGGCTCGCTCTCCAAACGTATTTCGTAGCATTACCAAGGTTGAAGTTCATATGCTCCGTAATCTCTATGCACTCTACGCCAGACGGGTGTGATGTGTAGTGCTTAGGATGGTTCACGTTGTCTTGACCTTCCCATTTAGCGCAGCAATGTCCGCACCTTGGGCATTCAAAAGAATCTTTCATATTGTGATCGCCGCTCATATATTGCGCTCCTTTAGCTTGGCTTCGATGGCACGGTAAAAACCCAAACAATCAAACCAAGGTGAATTGCTAGCATCAATTTTTTGAGATAGATAAATCAAGTCATGGATTTCTTCATTAGTCAGCCCAACCCATTCACGCTTTGGTGGTGAGGTGTAGAGGGGTATGTCATCTGGATTGGGGCCGATCAGGTTGCCTTCTTCGTCAAATTTTGATGATTGATACCACCAAAGTTCCCCCTTGCCACCATCGGTAATCCACGCCACCGGTTCTTGCTCTGTCTCCAGTGCTTGGCGCAGTGCGGTGATGGCTTGCTTTCTGCTAACAAGTCCAGCATGACTTATTGGATCACTCTCCAACGCCTCAAGCGCCTGCTTCATAGCTTCTCTGCTCATCGCTCCCTCGCTTTCAGCATCGCGTCTGCCATTTTGTAGTAACGCCTTGCACTATCTTCCATTGTTTCCCCGTTAGCTCCAGCAACTTCAGCAGCCCAGTCGCCCTGCATCGCCTTAGCTGCAAGGTAGTCGCGCAGGGACATTCCTGGCTGGATTAGGTACGAGTGTGCAACGGGGAATGCTCCCCCACCATCTGTTGGTGTCTTTGCGTTTTTGTTTTCGCTCATGCCATATCCCCTCTATAAAGTTGCCAAGCATCGCTAAGTTCTTCTCTAGCAATCCTTACTCTCAGCCTCATATGGTCAAGATCGTCAAGAAGAATTCTTAACTCGTTGGGATGCACCATCACATACGTTGTTTCGTCTGCTAGCTTTCTTAGCAGTGCGTAGGCTTTTTCTTTATCTGTCATCAAAATTCCCCTTCTAAATTGCGAGGTCTAATTATTTGCTTGAGTTTTGCAACCTGCTCTAGTCCTTTAGTCTTATCTATTGTCATTTCTAGTCGCTGATAAAACGGAGGAGGAGCCTGCCTACACAAAGACCGAAACTGCAACACGTTAGGCGGCTTATCTGCTGGCAAGCACTCCATCGCGTAGGCCACGGCATGAGGGCTTGTAGAGAATCCAGATAATTCGTGCGCCCAGTTCTCCATAACCTCTTGGATGTTCATGTCTCGATACTGGTCGAGAAAAGCCTTTCCGTAGGTCATGGAAAGTTTCTTGAAGATCGCCTCGATAACTTGTATGTCCATGCCTTAGCCCTCCAGTAGATTGTTAGGCGTGATGTCCTTCTCATGCCTGTTTCTGCCAAAGATAATGTCTAAGGACTGCTTGTAATGATCTTCCTTCTTAAGATCGTCTGTAACCCAATCAGCCTTGAACCCTTGCCAACCCCTAGCGCAGCACATTTGCAAAGCCTTCTCAAGCGTTAGGTTTGCAAGTCCAGCCTCTCGCCTAATACCTTTCAACGCAGTTTCGGTAAGCGGTGACTTCTTGGCCTTCCTGATAGCAAGAAAGTCATCCCAAACAGATTCGCTAACGTCACTAGGACGAAGCGAGCTTGCCGAGCGTTGCTTTATATTTGGTTGTTGGTTATTGGTTATTGGTTGTTGGTTATTGGTTGGTTGCACGGTCGTTGAACGGTCGTTAAACGGCTGTTGAACTTCCGTTGAACGCTTGTTCAACGCTCGTTTAGCGGCTGATGCTTTCCCAGCCTTGGAAGCGGCTTCCAATTGCTGGTGATAGTGGGCTATCTCCCTATCGCATCGTTTGTGATGCCAGTTTCCTTCCTCTAGCGTGAAGAACATGCCAAGCAACCCCGATATGGCTTGCTCCTTATCGCGGCCATTGACCTTCATTGAAAGTTCATGCAGGGAGTTTGGAAGCGGCTTTTCTGTGTCGTAGTAAAGCCAAAGCAACTTCATGTAGATGCCAACTTCTTCGTTGGTTAAGAACGAGGTGTCCTTAATGAAGTCACCAATATGGTGTTGGTAGTAGTGCATTGTCACCTTTCATCAAAGGTTGCCATCACTGAAGAAGCATTTGGCAGGCAGGTGATGAGGCTGCTTTTCGGGAGCTACCCTAGCCAATGCGGTGAAACAAATAAGAGTCTAAATCAGATTTCAATAACCTTGCAAGTCCACCCTTCTTTCAACTTACCCCATCCGTGAACCTCTATCTTCCATCCTGCTCGCAAGATAGCTGGAAGATGCTCGCTCTCTGCAATCTTTTTTACCCTGGCTGAGACGTTACCTCTAGAAGTCGTTTGAACTAAGAGCGTCTCCTCGTCCTTAAGACAAAGTATGTCGCCTATGCCAAACAAGTCCTGCCTGATCCTGGCCCACGGGTTCCAGTGCTCGACGATCTGACATAAGTAACCACGCTCACGAAGCGCAGCTAAAGACCTCTGAGTAGGACTTACCGACGAACGGCGTTTTTTTTTGGTATCAGCGGCAGAGATTGTCGTCACGATGACAGTCTTATGTAATTGATAAGCCTAAGATTACTCCATCGACACAAACAAACAGGAGCTAGCAAAATGAACAAAGACAAAATTATTGAGCTGTTCAAAACCGGCGGCTCTTTTAGCGTAAGCGAAAACAAGTTTTACCACGCATCATTTCGCAAAGGTTGGCGCAAAATGTTCGCTAGCAACATAAGCCTACAAGCCGCAGAAAAGAATTTGCAAGCGCAGCTTGTTACACAAAACGGAATCACTAAATTAGCCTAACAACCAGGGGCTTCGGCCCCTACAGGAGCCAACATGAAAATCATACTCACACAAGAGCAGTTAGAAAAAATCCTAAAAGAATATTTCGACAACGACTACAACATCAAGATCAACGAGATTGTATTTGCAGCTAACGTAGAACAGTTCTGCACGATCTACACAAAGGAAACACCATGAGCGTTGACTACGATGCTTGGCTAGACAGAAAACTTTACGAATACGATCTTGAAAGGGAAAGAGACTATGAACACCAACAACAGTTGGAACAACAGGAGTACGAACTTGACCAAGTACAAGCCGACGAGGAGTGACTGGGCACTATGCGCGCTATTGGGGATTTGCTACGGAACACTGCTCTACCTGTTCATCAAATAAAGGAGCCAAACATGAAATTCAACGAACTTAGAAAGATCAACGTAACCGAGAAGGTCGAGAAGAAAAACGGCCTTTCTTACCTGTCTTGGGCATGGGCCGTGGATACATTGTTGCAACACGATCCTACGGCTACATGGGAGTACAAGCCCCATCAGATGTGGGGTGATACCGTGATGGTGTTCTGTACCGTTCGGGCATTTGGAGTCGAACGAACCGCACAACTGCCTGTCATGGATCACCGTAACAAAGCGATCTCTGAGCCAGATGCTTTCCAGGTCAACACTGCTATGCAAAGGTGTTTAGCTAAAGCTATCAGTCTCCACGGTATCGGGCTTTATATCTACGCTGGAGAGGATCTACCAGATGAAGATAAGCCTTCCGTAGACGAACACATAAAAACGCTCTCAGAGGCCAAAACAGTTGATGACCTGAAAGCAGCATTTACAGGAGCGTACAAGGTCTTTAAGAACGATCCTGAGGCTATTAAACAAATAGACGCAGCTAAGGAACAACGCAAGAAAGAACTGACGGAGATCAAATGAGTCAGATTCTATCTATTGCCAAGCAATCAGGGGTTCTCATCTCACACCGAGATGAGTTCCTGAAGTCGGTGGAAAAGTTTGGAAGGTTGATGCTCAACAAGTCTAAACCGCTAACGCCAACACAAACGGCTTACTTGGAAGCACTCGACGACTGGATGTCGCTGAACGATCTTGCAAATAAGTTTGGCTGCACACCACAGAATGCTTTGAAGATGATTCGTGCTCTGGAGGCTCGCAAGTTGGTAACGAAAGAAAAACTCTACAGGAAATCCTGGGCCTACTACTACAAAAGAAAATGAACCTGAACACATTTGAAGAAGGACTGCTGGACTCGATCCAGACAGAGCGTTGCAAGAAACTACTTTGGTCTGTCATCCAACTAGCAGTCGATGATGCTTGCAAAGCACCCTACAAAACTAGACCTACAGACGAAACGATTACCGCTCTGAGGTTCTTATTTGGAGACCTTTACGAGTCTGGGCTCGACAATTACATGATGTGGCTTGACGTTGACAGCAAAGAATTCAAGAGACGCATGGTCAACGCCATGTTCTCAGAGCGTCACGATAAGTTCACCGACTTCGAGAGACGAGCCTTTCGAGCTAACTACAACTGGTACTTACAAAATGAGATCAATCCTAACAACTGAGACTGACCGCAGGAGGGTCATAGAGGCCATAGAAGCCACTGAACTTGGCTACATGGTAACTATCTCTAAACCGCCTCGCACAGCGGCTCAGAATCGGTTTTATTGGTCGATCCTGACAGCTTGCGCTGAACAATTAATGGGCCAGCAATATACCCAAGACATCTGGCACGAGTGGGCTAAGACAAGGTTTTTACCTTCTCGTGTCGTTGAACTTCCTGGAGGTGTCGTAAAAGAGATCGAGCCTTCGACTGCTTCGCTTACCGTATCTGAGTTTTCGGATCTCGTAGAGCAACTATTGCAGTACGCAATCGAGAAGGGTTTAGTCTGGACAGACGAGATGAAGGATGCTGAACTTGACTTAAGGAAGATCAATGTACTCAAACAAAAAGTTGCTTGAGGCTTGTAGAAATATGCCTTGCGGATCATGTTTCTGTGAAGATGGAACTGTAGTCGCTGCTCATAGAAATCAAGGAAAAGGCATGGGCATTAAGGTCTCTGATGCTTTAGTAGCATCTCTTTGTTTTAAGTGTCACTCATACTTAGACCAGGGAAAAGAAATGTCTCGTGAGGAACGTCGAGACTTTTGGAACCAGGCATATATCAACACGATGCAAGCAATGATCGAACGAGGGATATTAAAGGTGCAAAAACACAGCTAATTTACGGATAAAAATCAGACAAAGGAGCAAAAACATGGCTAACTTACGGAAAAAAAGCGGCAAAAGATCGTTGGAACTGGAAGATTTATGGTTTGAGTTCCAAGACACTTATGAAACAACTGGATTCAAACAACAGTTTCTGAACGATGTTTGGGGTGCTCATGCCGTAGGGAATGAACTCAAACTACTGGTCACTCTAAGACCTTTAGCCGAGCCTGCAATTTATAACGGCGTTAAAGCATTGTTTGAGGATTGGCTTCTTAACAAACACCATAAAAAAATCTCGTTGACATTCAAAGTCGTTGTACACAACGAACACACACAATTTGCAGAAATATTTTCAAAGATGAACTGACATGGAACAAAGAACTGATGATTGGCACAAAGCAAGACTAGGTCACCTAACAGCTTCACGGGCCTCAGACGCGCTTGCGAAACCTGGTACGGCTACGCGCCGTAACTATCAGATTCAACTCGTTACAGAGCGTTTGACGGGACTACAAAGCGATTCATTCACCAACGCAGCTATGCAATGGGGTACGGAACAAGAACCCGTTGCTAGAGCAGCCTACGAAGTCCATACAGGCCACTTCGTCGAGCAGACAGGGTTTCATACCCACAAGTCGATAAAGTGGCTTGGAGCGAGTCCTGATGGCTTTGCAGGCTCAGGGTTGATCGAGATCAAGTGTCCGAACTCAAATACCCATGTCGATTACTTACTAGCCAAGGAGGTTCCCACTAAATACAAACCACAAATGCTTACTCAAATGCTCGTAACAGGTAGAACTTGGTGCGACTTTGTTTCGTTCGACCCAAGACTTCCTGAACATCTACAGTTATTCGTCGTTCGTTACGAGCCTAAACAGGAAGAGCTAACCAAGATCGAGGCTGATCTGGTTGCCTTTCTCAACGAAGTTAATCAAATGGAGTTATCGCTATGCCAAAAGAACTAACAGGATCAATCAGCAAGAACAAGAAAAAAGAGAAAGACGTACACCCAGACTACCGAGGTTCAGCAATGATTGGCGGGGTTGAATACTGGATCTCAGGGTGGGTTAACGAGGGTTCCGACGGAAAGTATCTGGGCTTAAAGTTCCAGCAGAAAGACGGGGAAGTAAGATCAACCAAAGTCGATGACGACGATTCAGTGCCATTTTGATATGTTGAGCGTACACCACCAAACCATGCTGAAAAAGGCGTTTGCAAAGCGTCCTGCAAACATTTCGGATGACTCTCCGGTCTTAGAGAGGATCATTCACATCATCAAGTCTGAGGCTCCGGAAGCATTCTGGAAGCCTACAGAGTTGGAAAAACGGAGATTCTTCAATGCACCACGGCCAGGAACTCCTCACGAGGATGCGGTCTATCCGTTCCCGAAAGGCTTACTATGAGCAATTGGAAAGAGTTAATCGAGAATCAGACGAGGACAGAAAAGTTCAGACCCGTCGAGGAAATCTGGAGGGAACGCGGTTGGATTCCACCGTCAACCGAGTGCCCAGACACAATGGCAAAACATAAGGCTTTTAGGGAGTGGTCGATCCGTGGCATCGTGGATCAACCTTATCAAGCAAATTAAGTCATCTGATGTTGAGGAGATAACGGCAGCGTATAACCAAGCGTTGCCGTTTGTCGTTCAGGACTGGGCAAAGATGATCTTAAAACTACCTAAAAGCAAACGACTTCCAATCATCGAGAAGATCGACAAGATACACGGTGACAAGATAGGCCAAATGGTGCGAGACGAAGTTACCGCGCAACACCGCGACTCTTCTCAAAACTCCTCATTCCGGCAATCCCAAGCATCCCGCTCAAAATAACCCACAGAGCATCGGTATCCAGCATTGGAGGAGGTTTAACATCTTGCGGAACAATTTGCTCTGCCTGCATCCAAGTCCACGCCCAGACTAAAAGTGGGTAAGCAAGGAACTGATAGAACATCGCGCCAGCACCAACCCAACCAATAGCAGGTCGCCAGCCAGCAACAAACATATTCTGGTTAGCGGCCTCGACCTTATTGACTTCCATTTGACCAAGGTCTATCGCCTGGTCGATACGCTTGGCCTCTAACTCAAGTTCCATGCGCTCTTTGTCAGATGTGTGCAGGTCTCCGATAACCTTACCAACCGAATCAACGATGGAAGAGATTCCGAGCAGGTTCATAGCTTAAGCGTCCTGTTGATCCAACCTAACATGAACTTCATTTGGCTTCTGTCTCGCGTCACGATGTCTCTATAACGAGCGATCTTTGCTAGCGCGTAATAAGCCACAAAAAGCTCTGGATTAGCTTGGTTGAGTGCTGATATGGTCTTAGGGCCAATAATGCCGTCTGGGGCTGTTTTAACGCATATCTGGGCAAGTTTGATGGATACGTGTACGCCAGCATTGACGGCAAAGTTAAAGAGAGACGAGGCTATAACGTCATGCGTTAAATCATCGCCTTTGATCTTGTCCCAAAAGTTCTCTTTATAGAAGTCGCGGACTAACTGCGTAGGAGGCGTTTCCTGGTAGTCGATGTGCTGCCAGCCCTCCCATTTTGGGTGCATCTTGCGAGCAATACCCGCATAAGTCTGGCCTCCTCGGTCTCCCTGAACTTCATGAAGGACATAACCTCCTTCGTCCTGCATCATCTTGTCAAACGCTTGTTCAAAGTTAGCCAACTGCTGCTCCTCGGAAATACGCAGTCCCTTCGATAACCTCAACGAGTTCAGGAGGTAAGAGTAGACCATCTCTGAAACATAAGACAGCAAAGCCTGAGCACCAGGGAACAGGATTATCTTCAATGTAGTTGAACTGATTACCGTCAGGATCGGCCAACATTCCCGTAGACACTCCGTATCTACGTCCTCGATAGTCTCCCCATCCTTTGACCTCTAAGAGGTGGGTATGCCCTGAAACCGTAGAGATACCTGCTTTCAACGTATTGTTGTAGCCAGAGTGGATGCCTGAATGTTGGAGCCTGTGCTTGATCATGCAGATGTCATTGACCATAACAGACCAACTGACAGACCACTCTGGTAGATGATCCTTGAGCGTCGTTCCTTGGATGCCTTTGTACTCAGGAACAGAGCCAGCTAGCTTTCGATCAAACCGGATGTCATGGTTGCCTGTAGTCCGATGTAAGAAAGTACCCAGGCCTTTGCAAGCCTTGACGATCTGATCCATGTGCCACTGAACCGCTTCGAGTTCATCGCGTAGACTTGTGACTGGCTCCCAGTCCATAGGGCCAAAACGAGATATTGACCCACCGTCAAGAATATCTCCATTTGCGATAATTGCTTTGGGCTTTAGGGTCTTGATGAGTTTTAAGATGGCATTGAACCCCGCTGAGGGTTCACCAGGCATGAAGTGAGCGTCAGAGAATACGATCACATAACCTTCGGCCTCTAGCGTTGCTCGCTTGCGATTTTCAGGTAGCGTAAAACGAGCGTCTTTTGTAGGTAGAAGGATGTTGTATTTTTTCTCAATTGCCCTTCGTCGCTCGTAGACATTGCGAACAGCAAGACCTATGCGGTCTGAAATCTTAGTTGGGCTTCCTAGCTCTTTCCAGACCCTGATGAACTCTTCATCTTCTGACTTTTTACGCACCGCCAAGCTCCGCGCTCTATGCTTTGGATCATCTTTCGCGGAATCACCAAAGACTGAGCAATTGAGTCGTCAGTCAATGACTGACAAATTTTCACGCCCTGCTTGGTCTCTGCTAACAAGAATCCTACAGAAACAACAAGCGGAACCTGAAATTCCTTGGCTTTCTCTGGGCTATCACCCCAACCCAGAGTGTCATGGCAGGCATCTTCCCAAACTACTTTAACTATCGGAAGATTGTGCTTCATTCTTCTTATCTTTTATGGCATGGAACCATTTCCAGACAAGCCAGCCGGACTGTAACACAATATAGAGCAAGGTAGCAACTGCCACCCATTCGTTTAGTGTCAGACCGCCAACAGTTACAGCGGTTGTTATGGCTACAGGAGGTGCGGCTTTTGCAACCTCCGTAAGTACATCTGACTTCTGTTCCGGCGACATGACAACCTCACACTAGGACTTTACGAATAGCTCTTACGATTAAGGATTGGGTTTTAGCGTTATTGAACTGACTGCCGTCTGAGAAGTCAATTCTAGTGGCTGTTGTAAGACCAGAACCAGGATTGGTGCTAGACCAAGTTCTCAAGTTAGTAGCAAATGCTTCTGAGCCGCCAGATTGGAATGCAGCAACGCTAGTCTGTGCTGGTGTTCCTGTTGTGTAGTTGGAGCCCCTAGAAGGCACTGAATAGGAGTTTGTACCGTAGGAAGTGCTATTAGACCCTGTGGTTGGCTTGAGGTTGTAGTAACAGATTTCTAGCTCATAAAGAGCAGGTAGATACCAGTCCGAGTAACCATTGATTGTTAGCGCAGCGCACCATTGGGCGGCAGGGTAAGTTGCCGAGTCTAGTTCTGCTGTATTAGTTGCTCCGTCGTACGATGATAAGCCCAAAGAATCAGACGTATCCGATGTCTTGTAGTTAATACCACTGTTTTGCCCAGAGGCTTTTGGAGAAACTAAGAGATAGTAAGTGTTGCCACCAAAAGCTATCTTTCCAGCGTAATACCCGCCTTGCCAGAACTCACCTATTGTCGTTGGGCCTTGTGTTCTTGTACCAATACCAAACGATCCAAACCCCTGGGCAGAAGAACTACCTAATGCCTGGATGATAGGCATTATGCAAACCTAGTTTGAGAAGCCAAGACCGTAAACGTAGCCGATCCTGTCTTGATGATGGAGTAGGAATACACATCAATCGAACTAGCATTGCCAGCAGAAGGAGCAGTACCACCTAACCACTTAGGAGTCACTGACGAACCATCAACTTGTACAGCAGAGTTGTAGTAAGCAGGGCTTCCATTAGTCACTAGAAAGGCACAGGTTAAGACTTCGCCTGTAGCCATTGCAGTATTCAGTGAAGTGCCAGAAGAGGCTCTAAAGTTGACTGTGAAGTTCCCAGAGGCATTCGTTGTGTAGTACAGGACACCTTGGGTTGTTGTGTCGAAGTCGATCGTACCTGTCGCTGCTGTTGCTGAGACTGTGATGGTCTCAACCACACCCTGTAGCTTTGCACCAATCTGAGACGAGGTGGATGCTAGTGCTAACTGTTTAGCAAAGGTTGCAGCCTGTGAGGATGAGATAGTGAGTGCTGTTGTACCTGCTGTCTTGATCTCAAGAACGTCTGTGTTGTCAGACGTAATCGAGGTTCCAGCAGTAGCAGCATTAAGGACGTTAGCCATTAGATCACCTGTGCTGTTGTCAGGTTAGTGATTTGTGAAGATGTGAAGCTGTCTAGTTGAATGGTGGTGAGGCTGATGATCTGATCGGTTGCTAGGGCTTCGATAATTGGTTCGTTGCCCCATGCGCTTTCTATCCAAGCCTTATCTGCATGGTTCCAGTTCCACTGATAGCCTGCCCTGTCTTGTGGCTTAGGGTCTCTTACGATCCATTCCCAGTTTAGCCATACCAACTCTTTGCCAGCAGGAACGTCTGTAGGAGGCTCCGGCGCATGTTGCCAGCCTTCCGTACCATCTGTTTCAGTGCTTGGGATAGAACCGTTCTTTGTCCAGTATTGCATGGTCTAGTCCTATAGGGTTGGGAAGGCTGCTGTTGGTGTTGTAATTGTTCTGGCGTAACCTTTAGTGATTCGTAAATCTTGTATGTAACCAAAAAAAGTTTCTGTTCCGTTTGTCAACGCCCCTATTGCAAATTTATCTTTTGATAAATCAGCGGTAAAACTGGAAAGCGTACCAACTGAACTACCATTTAACCAAAGCGTTAGTAAATTAGATGAATTTCGTGTTATTGCAACGTAATGCCAAGCGTTTAGAGAAGGGGATGAAGCAGTTATTTGAGCGCCATTTCCCCACACATACATTAAAGTGGCATCAACATATAAACCTATAGAAGTAGAATCGTTGCCAGGGCCGGTTTTTGAACTAAATACGTTACCGCCAGTGCTAGCTGTTTTATAAAACCATGCTTCAATCGTGAACTGACCTGTTCCTAGCTGAAGCAAATTACTGCTTTGTGTTAATAAATAATCCCCCGTCCCATCAAAGTACATACTCCCGCTTCCCCACTTAGCAGATATAGCCGTACTTATCTGAGCATTCCCCACCGTCTCCAAGTCATTCTTACTTGTAGCATCGTAGATACCAGCGTTGGTGAAGTTGAGTAGTAGGGATGTGTTGGTGATGGCGGTGAGTGGTGCGGTTGGTGGGGTGAAGGTAGAGGTGTAAACAGCAGTGCCTTTTACAATACGAAGGTTTGATAAATATCCAGCGTTTAATACACCTTCGCCACTAGGGTAGGCGCCAATACCTAAATTGTTTGAGTTGGCAACAAGTGATAACGCACTTGTTGCAGTGCCGCCAGAAACTCCGTTTACCCATATTGTGAATGTAGACCCACTTCTTGTGACAGCCAAATGATTCCAGGAATTTAAAACAGGAACAATAGAGGAAGCTAAGTTGACGTTGTACGAAGAGCCGGTGCTTGATGAATAAAATCTAGCAGTAGAACCTGAGATTCCTAGCTCAAATGTTGGATATGTACTGCTATTATTTGCTCTAGTAACAATAATTTGATTTGAAAGCGAACTCAAGTACACCCAGGATTCAACTGTAAAATCGCCAGACCCTAAGTCAAACGCTGCGTTATTCGGCGCTGTAAGGTAATCCCCACTACCATCAAAATACCCACTCCCACCATAGGTAGCAGCAGACCACGATGCAGAGGGGTTGAATGGGGAGAAGGCGACTACTCTGGTATCACCGTTTTTGGTGATGGTGAAGTTGTTAGTGCTGTTGTCTATGAAGCGGTTGGATTGGCAGGTGAGAAGAGAGGTTCCTGATATTGCTGTAAGTGGTGATGTTGGTGGAGTGAAGTCACTAGTGTAAACAGCAGTGCCTTTAACCGCACGAACCGATGAAAGATAGCCAACAAAATAATTAGGATCAGATATTTCTACCCAACGACCAAGAGTAGCTCCGTATGTCGAACCAGTAGTTATGTTACTACTGTTGGTAGCGGTAGAACCATCTTGAACACCATTTACAAACAGTTTCATAGATGTCCCGCTGCGACTCAAAGCAACGTGATACCAAGTATTTGTTGATCTACTAACCGTTCCAGTAATTACTGTACTTCCGTTCCAAACCCTGAATGTATTGCTTTGAAAATAAATTCCTAACGCTGATGTTGTATTTGGGCCTTGTGCATATAAATAAGCATAGCCTCCTGGCCCTGTTGATGAAATTGGATAACACCAAAGCTCAACAGTAAAGTCTCCCGTCCCAAAAGTAAAAGCAGAGTTAGTTGCGGTGGTTAAAAAACCATCTGTTCCGCCAAAATAATTCCCCCACCCAGTCTGTGAGAACGGGCTAAACGTACCCTGTGTCGTGTTGCCGTTGCGGGTGATGGTGAAGTTATTGGTAGAACCGTCTAAGAACGTGTTGTTCTGCGCTCCGTTAGTTCCGTTGCCAGGAAGCAGTAGCGTGGTGTATTCGTAATAAGGATCAGACGTTACCGGAGGCGCGGCTCCACCGGAGAACGCCGCAGCAATCATCGCTGTTAAGTTACCAGCCATTAGGTTACTCCCGCACCAGAAACATACCAAGTATCAGTTGCTACTTTTAACAGCGTAGCCATGCCTTTTGTCGCTACTGTCCTGTTGCCAGTTGCGCCGTTTGCTAGCTGAAATGTCACGCCAGCACCGGAAATCGTTAGGTTTCCAGAGTTATTATTAACAACAAGAATCGTTGTGCCTACGTCAATGGCAGTTGTCGCATTTGTGTTTACTGTGAGCGTTGCAGTCGATCCGCCCGTGAAGTAAATGTGCTTGCCCGCATCGCTTGCAGCCACGGTTGTATTAGTGCTTTGTGGAGCACCAATATAGCCAACCTTGTTAGTACCGTCTACCGTACAGTTACTAAGTGTTCCTGATGTCGGTGTGCCTAAGATCGGTGTTACCAAGGTAGGTGTATTAGCAAATACGTTAGCACCAGTACCTGTCTCATCCGTTAGCGCAGCAGCCAAGTTAGCAGACGAAGGTGTTGCTAAGAATGTAGCTACGTTAGCAGCTAATCCTGAGATACCTGTGCTTACTGGTAAGCCTGTACAGTTTGTTAACGTACCTGTCGATGGTGTACCTAACGCACCACCGGAGGTTAGTCCAGTAGCGAACGATAAGTTACCTGAACCGTCTGTAGACAGAAACTGATTAGGGCTTCCATCTGTTCCTGGTAGCGTAAACGTCTGGTTAGATGAGGTGTTTGCAGATTGGACGGTTGTAGTCCCCGTTCCAGATGCGTTACCCTGAAGTTTGATTTTGCTCATAGCTTATCCTAAGACCATCCAAGATTGACCATCTGGAACCGTTACAGCATAACCCGCTGCAACAGTCACCGGACTGACCGACAAACCGTTGGTATTGCTCGTTAATGTCACGTTAGAAGAAATAAGTATCTGCGATTCTAAGATAGGCCCGCCTGCTCCACCACCTGTTGCAGACAGGGTACCTGCTGACAGACTTAACCCAGACCCTACGGTTACGTTACTGAACCCACCCGTGCCATTATTTGCCAACAACTCAGCACTTGTACCCGTAGGAGCAGCAGCAGCGCCAATCGTGTTGTAGGACAACGTAACTGCCGTTGAACCATCAAACGTGGTTCCTGATGCAGCACCAGACCCAGAGTTGTTAAGGGTTAGCGCGTTAGTGGTTGTGCCTCCACCACCAGCAGGCGTTGCCCAGGTTCCGTCACCTCTCCAGAATGTAGACGAAGATGCGTTTGTTCCTGAATTGAGGTTAGAGACAGGAAGGTTTCCAGTTACGCCGGTTGATAGCGGTAGCCCCGTTGCGTGAGTCAGCGTCCCAGAAGAAGGTGTCCCTAAAGCCCCACCGTTAACAACAAAAGCACCAGACGATCCTACGTTGACACCTAGCGCAGTTACGACACCAGTTCCTGTCGTGGTCGAACTAATACCTACTCCAGAACCACCACCAACAAGGATTGCATTGGTAAGCAAGGTACTCGATTGCGTCACCATGCCGCTAGAGGTGTTTGTTTGGTTACCTAAAGCAGTGACAACCCCTGTGCCCGTCGTTAGGTTGATGAAGCCACCAGTGCCGTTACTTGCTAACAGTTGATGACTTACGCCTGTTGTAGCAGGAGCCGCTCCTAACGTGTTGTAGCTGATTGTTCTAGCAGCAGACCCGTCAAAAGTGATCCCAGAAGAGTCGCCGGAACCAGAGTTATTGAAGGTCGCAGCATTGGTTGTTGTTCCACCACCACCGCTTGCAGCAGCCCAAACAAAGCCTGTTCCATTCCACGACAGGTAAGTAGAACTTACTGTTGGGCCTGCAATGAAACTCGTCGTTCCCGATCCTGTCTGGTAAGGGATCTGGTTCGTCCCACCGCTTGCAAGATTGGTTGCGGTTGTCGCGCTTGTTGCACTTGTAGCGCTATTGGCTACACCTGAGATCGAGATTGCCCAGGTTCCTGTTGCACCCGCCCCGTTGATCGGCACATAATCTGTACCCGACACCGCATTGGCAAAGCCACCTGCATTATTACCCTTGAGAATCGCCGTTCCGGTTGTTGCCGGTGCATAGTCAATCCCAGATGATGCGGTAGCAAACGCTCCTGCCCCGTCACCCTTAAGAATGCCCGTTCCTGACGTTGCAGGGGCATAGTCTGTGCCTGACGTTGCCGCGTAGATAACACCGCTTACAGCCTTCAATACGCCCGTTGTGGAGGCTGCTTTAACTAACTTACCTGTTGTACCGTCAAACAATGCGATCTGGTTTGCAGTCGCAGAAGATGGGCCTACAACGTCACCCGTCCCCGCTGGAGTCGCCCAGGTTAAAGCAGTCCCATTCCAAGAAAGGTATGTCCCTGAGCTAGAAGGAGCAGTTACAAAGCCTGTCGTGTCAGCCGCAGTCTGTACGGCTAGACGGTTAGCAGCGCCACCAGAAAGGTTTGTT